ATAGTCGGTCAAACAAGTGTGTGCCTTGAAACTCTGGTGTCTGCATTATGCTAGGTCTCCTTGAACCATTATGCCATTCTCTGTTTGGTCGGCTTTAGAGGTGCTGTTACTTTGATGGGTGTTAATGGTAACAGTGCTTGTAGTAAATGCTCCCTCTGGGGTAGCAATTTGTGCGTATGTTGTAGTTGTTCTAGCGTGTGTGGCTACGGAATATGTAGCGTTCTGTAGAGAACTTGTCCAAGTTGCTGTATGGTCTCCTGTAGCATTATCTGTAAGTGAACTGGTATTGTTGCTATCATTGATGCTTTGACCAGCATCCATGTTTACCCACGCCTTTGCACTACCATTCACAACAAACTGCGTATCAAGTGACCCAGCGGTGCTGTGTTCTAGGGTATCTGCTTTTATCTTTCCTAGTGCCATTATGACCACTCCTCAGTAGGCGCATCAGGCCATGTTGGGCTAGACGGGTTTGTTCTACGGATGGTGCGGATACTCGCACGATATGTTTTAAATGCAGCTACACAGTCACTGGTCAACCCGCTATCAGGTAGTTGTGTCCAATCGGTAGCTTTTAAAAGAGAAGAGGCCGTTGCCAAAACATCTAATGACATTTCTGGTGGAGTAAATCTCTTTAGGTTTCTATAATTTGCCATTTTTTATCCTATTAAAATACCACTGAAACGACATTCGTTTGGCCCGTTATAGTAAGTGCCGCCTGTGCTGCTATCATCTACCACCACTTTTATTTCATCTCCCACATCACAATCAACTATTTTTGTAACAGTGCTATTTGAATAAAGATACTCACCCTCTGAAGTAGATGTATCATTGTAAGAATAACCAATAGCCGAAGCGTCTTTATATATGTAATTGATTAATAAGTCGCTTGACGCTAACCGCACAATTCCAAGATTGCTTGTAAGGAGCCATTTTCCTGCTTTTGGTATTGTATAAATATATGTAGAGGCATTAAAACCGCTTGCAGTATCAATTTGTACAGTGGGAAAAGGAACAGGCGTGGTATTCACATAATTATTATTATTTCCCACAACTTGAAACATAGGTTGATTGGGAATAGATAATCTACCAGCAGTATCTACAGTAAATGCTGATGTTTCGTTTGTGTGAGCAAGTTCATTTACAAGTATTTTACTCATGCGAGGTCTCCGTGTCCCAGAAGATAATTATACTTTGCATCAGCATAAGCACCATTGGCATAAACCCACATTCCATACTTTGACGTAGTGTCTGTACCCAAATTTGTTTTTGGCGCACCTGCTGGCGTAAGTTGAAAGCTGTCTCCTGCATAGCTATTAGTAGTCATGTTTATGCAGTAGTTAAGGGTAGAAAAAGCATTTGTAGTATTTGCAAACCATTGACCAACGTCATTGTCTACCAAACTACTTGTATTAAGTGAATCTCTAGGTGTCGCACTCGCCATGTCATAATTAATCCAATGCTTCGTCAACCCCTGTACTAAATTTTGTGTAACGCTAGTGCCGCCATCTGATTCATATACAGAGGTATTTTTAATTCTAATGTCTACACCAGCAGTACCGCCAGTCTTTCTAATTGTGTCTGCAAGTAATGTACTCATAGCGTCACCAATGTCCCACCGCTTTCAACGGTTAATGTAACACCAGAAGCCACAGTAAACGGACCAGTTACGTTGGCGTTCTCTGTAGCTAAGATGGTTGTATCTGCTGTAAGGGATTGTGCGTTAGTACGGAATAGACCACCAGCCTTGAAGTTACCTTTGTTTTCTGCAGCAGGTGTGATTGAGCCAGCAGATGTACCCATGTACATAACAAAGATGTTACCAGTGCCGCTAGATGGAGCAGCAGTAAAGGTAAGGTTTGTACCATTAGGCACAGTAAAAGCATCTACACTTTCCTGTACAACACCATCAACGGATACTATAATATCTTCTTGTGCTACAGTTTGATTAAGAGTGAAGATGGTTGTTGAGCCATCTCCATTAAACTCTTGTGTAGCAGGACGTGTTTGAAAATTACTAGATACAGGATTACCAAGAAATGGCATTAGGTTATCTCCATAATACTCAATGCTGTGTCTGCGCTATTTGCAGTATCAGAAGCCACACTAAGAGTATGTGTAGCTTCCATGATTATTTTATTTCCTGCCATGTACTCAAAAGATGAACCAGCAGGTATTGGTATGTCTTTAGCCAAGAACACAGTAGATGCAGCACTTAGCTTTATGTCTACTGTGATTTGACTTGATGTGGTATTAGCAATGGTCAGGCCAATAACCACAGTAGTTGTAGATGATGGCACGGTATAAATATTCATTAGACCGTTTGCTGCTGTGCTTGAACCATCAAAAGTTTTTACTTTAAAGGTATTAGCCATGACCTACTCCTTATGCTACATCATCTAACAATGCTGCTACAATGCAAGTTACTGTGCTTGTAGAAGATATTGCATGGATGTCTGCAACAGTTGTATTAGGAAGGTTGCCAAACCAAGAGTGACCTGCTGCAATCTTAATTGCATCACCAGCACTTGTTGACGCAGTTCCTGCATCAAGAACAATATACACATCGTTGCTTGAGTCTGTGTTTTTAATAAACAAGAAGTTTACTTTATCACCAGTAGCAACAGCCGTTGGTGCAGTATCATCATCTACAGCAGTATAGTCTGTATAATAACCAGCAATCAAGTCTGTGCTAGAGTTTGATACGCTAGTAAGTTTATAGTACCACTTATCGTTAGCGTCTGCTGGTGAAATTGTTACACTGCCAGAAATAGTCTTGGCGATTTCATCAGGCAATACCGTTGCCTGTACGGTTACTGAGGCATCGTCTGCCATGATTTTCTCCTTATACTACAGGTTAATTATACCACATTTTAAGTGGTTTGTCAAGCCCTAATTTATACTAGCCAAGGGCTATGGCTAATGCTGTCGGGTCTTCACTTGAGAACCCGGCATTTTCTAAATAAGTTTTTACTACACTCAAGTCCATACGCTTGACTGTACCAGCGTCACTTACTAGCAATTCGTCTGTATCTGCAAGACCTGAAGTAAGTGCTGTTTGACCGCTAATAATATTGTCATTCAACATGCCGCTTTCAACAGCGTCATTTGCTATGGTCAATGCTCCTGCATCACTAGCAGTTGCATCACCTGACATTGCAGAGTAGATGTACTTCTTAACACGTGTAAACTCTGACTTACGCTCTGTGCCGTTTGCACCATCGTCAACAATAAGCAGGTCAGCATCTACAAGGTCTGCACCAATGTCTGTGCCACCGTCAATCTCAAGTGCGCCAATGTCAACTTTACCTGCTGTAGAAATAGTGCTAAGTTTGCTGTCAGCAATACTACCAGCCAACATACCATTAGAAACTGTGCCGCTATCGCCTGTGCCAATAAGTGTGCCTGTAGCAACAGGCAGGGTTAATACTGCGCTACTACTTGCAGAGTGTGGCTGTGCTTGCAGTGTTTGTGCGTGTGCGTTAGATGATTCACAGTAGAACTTTACCTTTGTTACAGAACCTGTGCCTGTCCTAATGTCAATAAGTCCGTCAGTAATAGACACACCACCAGAACTGCCGTTACCATCTATAATAACCTTACCACTACCGTTAGGTAGAAGATTAATATCGCCATTAGATACGGATACAATATCGTTGCCATTAACGTCCAAGTCACCGCCAAGCTGGGGAGAACTGTCCGATACAACATCTGACAAACCACCTGCTGCTGAGATTAAATTTGTTACAGGTACTTTTCTAAGAGCCGTTGCGGAGTTATCATAAAACAACACTAGGTCATTAGATGTATCCACTGTTGTTTCTTGTGTCTGTCCTGTAATAACACTAGCGTCAAGCATAGAACCTTCAACAGCACCACTTGCAATAGTTACTGCACCACTGCTTGCCATTGTTACGTCACCAGATATAGCTACTGGATTGTAGTTAGTCCCGTCACCTACAAGCATATGACCTGCAGTGTTTGTAGCCATAGTAATGTCATCACCTGTAACGGTCAAGTCACCAGTTACAACAACGTCACCGCTAAAGGTAGCCTTACCTGCAAGAGCCATATCAATATCAAGAGCAGTAATCGCAGATGAACCGTCTGTGCCTTTAATAGCAAAGTTCTTGTCTGCTGTAGATACAGTAAGTTCTACATTAGATGAGTTGTTTGCAATGTCCAGTATTGATGTTCCATCATCTTTAAAGACAATGTTTGCACCACCAGCGTCAAGAATAATATCACCGCCAGCATCTAGTGTGATGTCAGAGGCATTATCAATCTCTGCAATTACAGGAGTTGTAAGAGTTTTGTTTGTGAGGGTTTTGGTGGTTTGAGAAAGGTAGGTATCAAAAGTATCCACTGTTGT